AAACAATGAGCACTATAACTAACGACCTTAACACAATCTTAACATCGCCCTTTTACCCTACAGCTCAAAGCCATTGTATTAGCTTTAATCAAACACATAAGCTAAGTACCTGATTCCCCTATAGAGCTTGACGCCCGAAACCTAGGTTAAGGGTAACACGGCTTTTCGACCTTGTCTAACAAAAAATGACTTTGCTTGATAAAAAGATTTAGGCTAGTATTGATTAAGAGGTAACATGCTTAGACTTACCGTTGATAACTCTTATAGCAAGATCGAAGGTTTGACGCCCGAACGCTTTAAGGCGCTTCGTAAAGAGCTGTCTTATGAGGTAGACCCTCAGCAAGCGTTCTATATGGGCGGCCACAGGCCTCGCAGCCGTACCCTACTCGATGCTAAGGGCGGGTTTCCCACAGGCCTATTACGCCGCGTTAAAGCGTTTTTAGGCGATGTTGCGCAAACAGACCTACGCACGGTGCCTAAAGAGACTGTTTGGCTTGATTTAAAGCTAGGGGCGGTTACCCCATACCACGCTCAGCTAATGGCCGCCTTGACCGCATTAGAGCGCGAGAGGGGCATTATATCAATGCCCACCGGCACCGGTAAAAGTCTTGTCATTGCACTTTTGCTTCACGCTCATCAAGTTCGGACTTTGATCGTGGTGCCAACGTTGGAACTTAAACGCCAGCTTAACGATACTTTGCGCTTATTGTTTGGAAAAACCGTAAATTCGTGCGTTACGGTCGAAAACATTGATTCTAGCGCTTTGGATAAACATACCGGTTTCGATATGTTAATCATTGACGAGGGGCACCACGCCGCCGCTAAGACGTATCACAAGCTAAACAAGCTGGCGTGGAAGGGTATTTATTACCGTTATTTTCTCACCGCCACGCCGTTTCGTAATCAAGAACACGAACAGCTTTTGTTTGAAGCTATCGCCGGCGATGTAATTTACAAACTTGGTTATGCAGACTCGGTTGTTAAAGGCTACATTGTACCGGTGGAGGCTTATTACATAGAACTGCCTAAAAACCGCGTTACGGGTGTCACCTGGGCGCAGGTGTACAAAGAGCTGGTTACGCAGAATGAAATGCGTAATGGCGTGATTGGGGCTATTTTAAAAGATTTGAACCGGGAAGGTAAAGCCGTCCTTTGTTTGGTTAAAGAAGTCGCCCACGGCAACTTGCTTAGCGAGCTGTCGGGTGTGCCATTTGCCAACGGCGCTGATGACGATAGCCGAGATTATATCCGTCAGTTTAATAGTGGCGGAATTAAAGCGTTAATTGGAACGGTTGGCATTATTGGCGAGGGTGTTGACACAAAGCCCTGTGAGTACGTTATTATAGCCGGACTAGGTAAAGCCAAAAGTGCCTTTATGCAACAAGTTGGGCGGGCGGTTAGAAATTACCAGGGCAAAGAATCGGCCAAAGTTATGTTGTTTCGAGACGCCAGCCACAAATGGACCTTGACTCATTTTAACGAGCAAGTTAAAATTTTAAAAGACGAATATCAAGTTGTGGCCATTAAACTGGAGCCTAAAAAATGAGCAAACGGCCTAATAACACGCCTACGTGCTGTGACACGCCCGCTAAATGGATTGAACAAACTCAAAACTTAGCTTATTTCTATTGTAGTGTTTGTAAAACAGAGCCCAAAGACGTTTTAGAACACCTGCCTTTTGGGCCCATGAATTTTGATAATAAGGCTTTAGACACTCACGCAGCCGGCTACTCAGGCTATGACCCGTTTTGGGCAGGTAACTCTGTGCCAAACACGCCGCCACCAGTAAAAAAACTAATGATTCACGATCTTCGTGTTGGCATGCGAGTTAAAAACAAAGTTCGCGGGGTCGAAGGATCTGTGTGGTCAATCAACCTTTTGTTAAGCTTATTAGCGGTGGTATGGGACGGCGACGTCGGTGAAACCGAATGTTTTCCTAGCGAAATTACGCTTGTACCGTAAGCGTAAAACTATCAACTCCAGCTTGAAGGGCCATAAAATCATGAAACAAAACTTTAGAATTTGTAATCATTGTCCCTTGCTTGCTAGTCGACAAGCCGTCTCCAACAAGAATGCAGCCATCCGAGTCTTTGTTCCAATTTCCGACGTGAAACAGAATACCGCTATGACCTTCAACACCCGTCACTTCAAACGTCTCAAACGCAATACCGTCATGCAACTTGTGCGTTCCGCGAACACACTTATAGACGCCGGGTTGGAGCTTAGGTTTGCTATCGTAGCTATGCTCAATGGTGTTTGCAATAATACGCGAGCTACCACTAATTAATTCAGATACAATACCATCGGCTTTATAAGCAATACGGTTTAACTTTAAGTCCATTACATGTCCTTTAAGAACGCTTGAATATCAACTAAACGCACAAAACGGCCAAACGGGTCAGAATTAGACGTTGCCGAAGCGATACCAACCAATTGTCCTTGAGCGTTAAACAATGGGCCTCCAGACGAACCAGGCATAATAAACGGGGTCGCAATGACTTCTGTGGTTTGAATCATGCAAATTTTATAAGCACTTCCCGTAAACATATCAACACCGTTGGCAACAACAGATTTAGGCGCGTGCGCTAAACAATCGTCAAGTTGCGCTTGCGTAGCAATGATACCGGTATTAAAACCAATGATTTCTTCTTGAACTAGCTCGCCGTCGGTCCTAAACGCCTTAAAACCGTGCCCGTGCGTAATAGCTTTAACTTGTTCGTGATCTTCAATGCTACTTGCCACAGTAACGCTTTTGCTACCCATAGCAGTTAAGATAAGCAAATCGGCGTTGTTGTCTTCGGCAATAAAGCTAATAACGTGCGGCATGCCGTCTTCATCAATGGCTAACATTTGGTTATTAGAATCTAAAAGTAGTTTACAATGAGCCGCTGTTAAAGTATATACGTTGCCTTTAGGCGACTTAACTTCGACCCCTGTGCAAGATGAACCTTCGACATTGACAAGCTTGACAATGCGCGCTCTGAGATAAGCATCCGACGAGTGCAAGTGCTTTTGATTAAGGGTAGCTACTAATAGAGCAAGAACGATGGCTAAAATAACTGCTAATTTACGCATAATACCTTCCTGGTAGTCTTATTGATCTTCTGTCTTTTTAATTTCACGATATTTTTGAACAACTTTAGCGCTAAACGCGCTTCCAACAAAAACGGCTGTTACTTGAGCCACGCCGCCTAGGTCTTTACCTTGATAAATACCGTAGCAAGCGACCCCCGCCCCCACGAGTACCGAAAACAAAGACATAAGACGCATGGTGCTAACGTTGCTCGACTCGGACAATAGCTCTTTAATAAACTTCATGCTTACCTCACAAACAATTCAATGGCGGCGGCTAAGGCTGCAAAAAGACTAATAAGTTTAAAAGCGCCCACAATCATATTATGTTGACTTTTTAATATCTCAACCGCCGCTTCATTAGCGAGGGAACGTCTTTGATGTTCGTCCAATATTATGGACTGCTTTGCCAAAGTGACGTTAATAGACGCTATATCGTCTGCAATTGAATCAACTTTATTTTCAATTCGGTTTTCGCGCGAGCCGTCCATGATATTATCCTGCGATTTGAAGGTTAATTGTTATGGTGCCGGGCAAGCCGTTTGCGTGCGTCCAAACAGCCCTAATGTATTGATAACAAAGCTCTGTTTTTAAAATGGCAGTAGTTCCCGCGCCTACGACGCTTACCGTTGCCCCTGTGATGTCAAACCAATGAATTGGCTGCCCAGAGACCGACTGTTGTACGACGATGTCATTAGAGGCTTGTAGCTTTAAAACACCCGTGCTCGTACCGGTAGTTACAACTTGAGCCGAACAAACAAATATCTGATCGGCTAAAATCGGCTGAGTGCTTAGTTGATCGATGCTGGCATCGGCTTTTGATATCGTTACTATGGTCGCTGATTTCATGGGGTTTCCTTTTTAATACTATTAGTTAAAACGCACCTGTGGCAGACAATACGGTAATTGACGTTTTTAATTTTGATATGCTGGCCGTATTTGTGAAAACCATAAAAATGCTTAAAACAGTGTGGGCAGTCGGTTACAAACGTTTTTCTAAAAAAAGCTATTAATTTGCGCACGTTAGTTGTTTGTTTCTATAAAAAAATTCAGTATAGGATTTGCAATAGCCAACGTTGACGCCGATACTTTAGCACTAATTTTGTCTTTAATATTAATGACGATGGCCAGCTGATAAGAAGACGCAATGTTGTTAGAGGTTATAACGGCTTGTGTTACCATTGTCCCGTTGATTAAAATATCGTACGTTACCGTGCCGGTAGCGGTTCCAGAAAAAGACCAGGCTTTAAGTAAACAAGGTTCGGCGGCGACAAAAGGGGACGTACTCGAAGAAATCCCGATCATACATTGCAAAAAAGTACCAACGGCGGGTGTGCCGTTGTACCCCATTTGTAAAAGAAAACGACTATTTGCACAACTACCGTTTTGAATGTAGCTAACGCCGTCGGCAATTGAGAGGTTTGCAACGCCGTTGTTGATTATTACTTTACCGGTATTGATGGCCGTTACAATGTCGCTTGATTGAGCGTGATCCGGGTAATCTGAGGGCTGGATGGTAAACGTGCTATTAGCAGAGATGTTTAACCCTAGGTCGTTAATAAAATAATCGGCTGCGTTGGGGTTAATAATAAGTTTTTTCATTTTAAGAAGTCGCAATCAAAAAGTTAACGGCAAGTGAGTTTGATGACCCTGAGGCACACATTATTGATAAACCGTCTCCCGGCGCTACTACAATCGTTAGACCGTTTGTAAAACCGACCGTGGCGCCGGCTGGAAGCGTTATAGAGGAAATGCTAGCGCCGCTTCGCATAATAGAAAATACGACTATTCCCGCATTTGCTGCTGAAACTGAAACAGACATTGCAACTATTTTGCCTGTCTCCGGAACCACATAAGGTGTTAAATTTGAAGTAGTACCGCCGCAGAATCTAACGTAGCTACCAGCGGTTGTTCCGCCAGTTTGAGTAAAGGAGACACAATACCGAGTTGCTTGACCTCTAGCCGTGGCCTTTGCTTCTTCAACAGCCGATTGTACGTCAGTTGCAGTAAAACCGTCCGTTGAGCTATCAAACGGTACGGACGACGCTACGGCTGTCATAAAGATTTGAGCGCTCACCCGGCCTCCAAAACTCGAACATCGGTGGTGGCGGCGGCTATCAAATAAATACGAACTATGGAATTAATCGAAATAACAAAAGTTTGGTTCTTAAAAATAGGCTGCCCAGTAGCAATAGTAACCCCCGCCGTCGTGCCCCAGTATATAGGGCCCGTCGTGGGGGTAATAATGATTAAACGCCTAGTAACGAGTACCGTAGCACCCCCCAGGGCCTCAGAAGCCGTAGTAGTGACGCTCTGCGCTCTGTATTGCGCCGACGACTCAATTTCATCTACAACTTTGAGGTCTAGTTGGGTGGAAGACATTACAGCTCAGTTCCCGAAATGGTCGAAAACGCGTCTTGTGCACTAATAGCTTCTAAGTTGGTGATAACAATACGAACCACGGCGCCCGCGCCTGCGTCCAAAACAACCAACTGATCCATATCAATTGAAATGTTAGGCGACGCAACTGAGCTAAAAGCTGTATATACAACGTTTGTAAACGTAATGCCGTCTGGAGACGCGATAACGTCAATACGAATCATGCCCGCGCTAGAGGCAAAAAACTTCTTGCCATAAAACGTTTTAGTAGCCGTAACTGTGTAGTTATGGTTAGTTGTCGCACCCGCTGCTACGGCGGCTGTCGTGTTGTATTTGTTAACGGGCGTTCCGGCCAACTGTGATGCAAACGTAACCGGCAAAGGGTTTGTGTTGCTTACAAACGCGCCCGAAGTGGTAATTTGAGCTGGTAAAGCATTAGTTGCAGATGGTATAGCGCCCGCTACTTGCGCTATATTGCTGTTCCAAGGAGTTGGGTTAGCGGCACCTTGGTTTGCAACAACGGTATCAAGCGCCGCTGTCAAAGGACGAATAATCAAACGACCCGAAGCATCTAACTGAATGGCCGACTGTTGTGCAGCCGTCAAAGTTGGCAACGCCGTGTTATATTGACCGCCAGCCAAAGACGAGTTAGCCGCCACAGTACCAGGTACGACAGGGCCATCTGACAAGTCTTTAACCGAGATTGTCGATTGATCAGACGCAATGACGACTGGCAAACTAGTTGCCGAGACTTTTTGTCCCAACGTAATGCTAGCGCCTGCGGAGTCTTTAATGTTAGCCGTGACAACGTCTGTGGCTGTCAAAGCACGCACTTGCCGAGGGTCGACTTGTACGCCGGCAACGTCAATACCGACGTCTAGGGCACGCTGAGCGCCGCTAGATTGCGACGTAATGACGTTACCAGAGCCGTCGTCTAACTTAACGGTGATACGGCCTGTACTATCGACACTAAGGGCTTGGGACGGCGTTGTGCCGTCTACAATCTTAGCGGCTACATCGCCATTGCTTAGGGTTTTTACGGGTAGGGGTAATTGACTTGATGACATTAGTTAGTTCTTTCTTCTAATTGTTTAATTTTTTCTAATAGAATAATTTCAGTGGCGTCTTGTTTGGCCATTGCCTCTTCCAAGCGCTTAATTTCATCGCGTTTTTGTTCGATGATATAATCCATTTCAGCTTTTGCGGCCCCGACTCTAAGGAGTTCGGATTTTAATCTTTTGTGTTCTAACATATTAACTTCCTTCAATTATTTGAATACGAGCATTAAATTTACAAACGTCTAAACCTGAATTAAAGCCTCTAACTTCAATAATGTCTGTTTGAACTAGAGCCAGACCCGAACCAAAACTTAAAAACGTATTATACTGAGTGTAGTAGAGATAGTTTTTGTCTATTGCCACGCCGTTTTTATAGATTCTAACTTCACCGATATTAGACCCGGACGCGTTTACGAGTTGCAACACAGCCGAAGTTACTAGCACCGTGTAGCTAACAATTGCGGTTTCAACGCCTATTGGCACGTTTGTAATCTCCGCATAAACAAGCTTTCCCGTCCCGCCGTTAATGTGTACGTTTAAAGCACCAGCTGTTGACGTTATAACGTTACCCACACCGTCATGTATGTTTACGTTAGCCGCAGTCCCCGAACCCGTGGTGTTGACGTTAATCGAGCCATCGGGGTTAACCAAAAGCTGATCATCACTACCGCCATGAAATCCGTTTTTGATCTGCGTTGCAGCCATTAGCGAAAGCCCATGCCCATAAACACGCAGTTCAAATACCCGTTTGTAATAGGCGCGGCTGTCATCGACCTAACGCTCACCCGTACCAAAGCCGGTATAACGACAAATGCGCGAGATGTTTGACCTCCGCCTATAATCGTTACCAACACTTCTGAACCCACCGCACCCGTGTAGACGCCTACAAAATCGCCCGTGCTGTCAATGTAATCAATAGCGTGCGCAGCTTTAAAACCTACGTTAGCGATCACTTGCAACGTAGGGTTTCCAGCGCCGGGAATAGGCGTGACTGAGGTGTTTAACACCCTAGGCGCGTCTAAAAAGGCGATTGGAAACAAGTTGTTCATTTATGTAGACCGCTTGAATGTGACTTGGTTAAGATATCCGAGCCCGTTCGCCCCGAAAGCTGATACTGGGGTGTCAGAATAAATGCCAACCGTGTCGCCCACCAAAACGGGAATCTCAATAGTCCCGCTCGTTGCGTAGTTCGCGACAGGTGAGGTTGCGATGTAACCGCTACCCGTTCCGTTCTTCTTAACGTAAATTGAGGCCACCGCAGAATTTACGCAGAATACCACATTGATGGTTAGTTTACCGCTAAAGTTGGCCGTCATTAATCCCGTGCTTATTGAGAAACAACCGTGCGTATCCTCAACCTTGGTGTCGTATTTAATAACCGCGTTCGCTGCGACCGATTGGTTTGTCGTCAGTCCATACGTCGCGCAGATTCGTTCACTTGCAGCGATTACCGAAGATCCAGAAGACATTTTTTCAATGTTTAAAACTGAAATTTCTGCCCCTGTACCGTCACCACGAAGGTAAACAGAGTTGCCAGAATTGTAGGTAAAAATTTCAATTTTTTGACCCGCATTAAGTTGTTTTAGCGTTTGAAATGATATGCCTACACCGAAGGAGGCTATACTAGTTGAGTTGCTAAGGGAAACGTAAAACCCGTCAATGTAAACTCTAGCGTCGTTGCTAGAGTTAGCGGTTTGCCCCGGGTAAGAAACTTGTCCAAATATATTATAAAAACCCGATTCTTGAACAATATACCAAGAATTTGCGCTGTCATATCCACCAACGGTGTCAATGTGCGGCGAGTTAAAAATAACTTTGTTAAGACCAGTATTAGCTAGACTAGTGGAGCCCCCTGCTATTGTAGCGTTAGCTGCTACAACTCTCCCACTAGTGCTTGAACTCATCTGGACGTTTGACGACCAGCCGAGGATTGGAATTGTCCAAGAAAGCGAAACCCCGGTATTAGATGCAATACCATTTCCGTTAGCATACGCAAATCCAGTTGTAGTAGAAGAAGCAAGGCCCAGTTGAATATAATTTTGATTTGCAGCCGCACTTGATACATACCCGGAAAACGCTCCAGGAGTATTTAACGCGTAAAAACCGATAATATTACCTTGTGTAGTAAGTTTTGAAATGTCGGCTACTACATTTGCATTAGCTCCGGCGTAACCCAAAGTAATTTGAGCGGGCGTTGCGGTTGAAGTACCGCCCGTAAAAGTTCCGTGAACTTCTAACGTGTCGCCAACACGTCGAGATTGAAAAACAGGGTTAATGATTGTTCCAAAACCAGTAATAGTTGGAGTGTATTGAACCCAATCGGTAACTACGGCCCCAATAAGTGTCGCTTGAGGACCTAAGAACATGTCATCAAAATACATTGTTACAGCGCCAGCCGTTGGGTTTGCGTTGTAAATGACAAAACAAATTTGAGTTGTGTTAAAGTTTGTTTGACAAGTGCCGGTAGCTGTGCCGACGCCCGTACCTTGAGTCATAGCAAAGTTGCCTGCTAGCGTCAACCAAGAGCTATTTGTAACGTCATAAACCGCTACCCCAAAGCTATTAGCTAAAGTGCCCGAAAAATTAACGTTAGCCGTGCCAACAACTGCTTGATATGCAAGTCTAAAAGTTAATACTTTTGCTTGATCCGCAATATCAATGTTATAGACTTGCGTAGCAATCATGTCGCCTAGGGTCGTAGCCACTGTTGAAACATAAGCCAAAGACGCCGTGCCCAGGAGTGGGTTTGTAGCCGTTGAAGCAATACTTAAGTTTGCAGACGCGCCTGAACCAAAAGTAGGTAAACCAGAAGGAATGCCGTTTACAAGCGTTCCAACGTTACCTAAGCTAACACCCGTGGTTAAACCGTTTTCAAAGTTACCATAAGAAATGTAGTTCTTAGGGCCATTGTAACTAACAAGAGCGCCGTTTGATAACAATTCGCCGGGTTGAAGGTTGTTTGCGTAAACTGGACCAAAACCTACAGGTGAGGGAGCTGGTACTGCACCCATGTTATGCCTGCTTTATTGTGTAGGGCGCTGACGCCGTTGTTGAGATTACAGAGATGGCTTCGGTTGAAACAAATCCAGCTTCTTGGACAAAACCCGCGTACGGCAACAAAGGAATAGAAGGTTGTGCCGTAACAGCCGTAGTCGTAAAGTTAATCCAGATCGTAGCCGAAGGGCTCGTGTTTTGAATATACAAATACTTGCGCGTTGCGTTTGCGGCAACAGCGGTTGTGGCTGTTGAAGGCGTTACAGATGTTGTGCCAGACCCATCGGTAATTGTACCTTTTGTTGGCGTAGCAGACACCGAACCTGAGTCGATAACCGCGTGAAGGCTTGTTCCAACGGGCTGAACGACGGTAACCGAAGTCAAAGGTGTCAAAGTCGTCAACTGCGCAGCCGTCAATACGACAGGCACAGACGCCGCTGCTAAAGCTTGACCTAAAGCCGGTGTTTTAGAGTCGATTGAAGCTAACGAAGTGTTGGCCGTAGCTTGGTTAGCCGACGTTGCAGCACCTGTTGGCAAAGCGCTTGAGTCGACAACCGTGTGAAGGTTAGTGCCCGTTGCTTGAGTGACGGTGACGCTTGTTAAAGGCGTTAAAGTCGTTAATTGAAGGGCCGTTAACACCACGGGTGTTGAAGCCGCCGCTAATGCTTGCCCTTGAGGTGGTATATTAGTCGCTATAGTCGTGAGGCTTGCGTTACCAGAAGTCTGTAAAGCCGATGTTGAAGCGCCAGCCGGCAAAGGTAAAGATTGAACCGTGTCAATCTCTAAACGTCCAACCGCGTCTGTGAGCAAATTACGTTTTAAACCGCCTGCATCTACTCCAGCGACACCCATGGGGTTAAGCGTGGGCGTGGTACCTACAGCCGATGCTCCTGAAACTACGATGTTGCCCGAAGTTCCAATAGCTAGCGTGTTGCCGCCCGACGAGAGGCTGCTAACCGCTACAGTGCCAGATACGGGTTGAGTAGCTGGAAAATTAGATACGGAAATGCTACCAGAGTCGACAACCGTATGGAGGTTAGTGCCAACAGGTTGAGTAACACTCACAGTTGTTAACGGGGTGAGGGCGGCTAATTGTGCCGAAGTCAATACGACGGGTACAGACGACGCTGCTAAAGCTTGGCCCAATACTGGAGTTTTGCCATCAATAGATGCCAAAGACGTATTAGCTGTGGCTTGGTTAGCCGATGTTGAAGCACCTGGTGCCAAAGGAGAATCAGATGCCAAGATAACGCGCTGAGTGCCTGTGCTAGACGCTCCAGCTCCCGCTGTTACTGCGTTGCCGGCGATTTGAACTAAGTTCTCAGGCAAAGGCGAAGACGCTACAACTGTCGCTGGAAGCGGCGTGGTAGGTGAAACAGGCGTTAATTGCCCTGTTCCATTAATAAAACCAATTTCAGTTGCCGAAGTTGGAGCGGTACTGCCATTTGTTCCAACGGAAGCGTTTGAACCGCCACCCGCTGGTGGCCAAAAATACGACTGTGACATTATGATAAACCCTTTGTCTGAATCGTAATTTTACAAGTGCCTGTGCCTGCGTTAGCTGGCGTATAAGCTAATCGAATAGCATTAAATGGCACTTGGTTTAAAGAGATAGCTATTGTATCGTTTGCAGCGGCTACGGTTGGAATACCGCTAAGCGTGAGTGTTGTCCAAGTTCCTGGATTTGCCGGAAGGTTGGAACCCTGGGGAGGTGGGGCATAATCCTCAGATACTTGAACTGAAAATGCACCGGTTGAATCTGTTGTCGTAACGTTAATAACATACGCGACATTGTCGACGTAGGTAATAACAGTAGCAGCGGAGGTGAAGGGGGTAGCCAAGCTTTGCCCAGAGGCAAGTATGACTGGTAATAGGGCACGTTTGCTCGACACAACAGACTCCTTATGGGTGTGGGGTGGTAACCCCTAGTCTCAATTATGACTTTCAGTCACGGTTGTTACGGTCGGACTCAGCGGATTGAGGCCCGGTTTGGTAACTTTTAGCGTTTTTGTCCATTGTTGTCGCGGTCTTAGCTCCGCCCTTCATCTTACCGCCGCCTTGTTGCGGGGGCGATTGGGTGGGTTGTGGCTGGGCGGCCATAATGGATAATGGCGTCATAGTGTTGTCCATAGGCTGGCTTAAGAACATGCTATACGACACTCTGGTTTTATATGGCATGTCATGCCCTTGTTGTTGCGCCGTTGCCATTTCAGTAGCCATTTTTTGAACCGCAGAACCGTAAAGTGAAGGCCATAATGCTTTATAATCAACAATATCAGTGCTTTGCAACGTACCATCTTTGATGTGCTGAAATACTACATTCGGATTAATAGCAATATCTTGACCGCGCTGGTAACGGGCTTCTTGAGCATTTGACACGGGTACTTTTTTGTCCATTAACCCGAGTGTTTTTTCTTGAGGCTTAATACTTGACAAATAATGTAGTTGGCTGGCGGCGGCTGTTGCCAAAGCACTTTGATGATCGGGAAAATAATGCTGCAAGCTACTGTTAGCTATCCGGTCGATTTGGTCTTGAGGTTTGTTTTGATTTTCAGCTACAAGTTTATCTAGCTTTAAACGTGCCATTTCTGTTGGCTCGCGGTGAAGCATAATCGTGCCAGTTGAAAACAAACCCTTTACAGCTTTGCTTAAGTTTTTATCGCCGGCTGTAATAGATGAAACATAAGAACTTGCCGTTTTAAACGCCTCAGCGTTAGGCCCTTGTTCGCTGCCCATAATCTTAGCCGCAAGTGTGCGTAATAACTTAGGGTTTTCGCCTGATATTTTTTCTAAGTTAGCAACATGAGAATCAAGAATTTTAGCAATTCCTGAGGGCCCCATTCTGTCGGCCATTGCTCCTGAGACAGCACCCATTGCGCCGCCGATAAAGCCCCCACCAAGCCCGCCAGTTAATGTAGTACCTATGCCGGCTGCCACAGCTCCATACAAGTTAACGTGCTTAGAGCCGCGAGTTGCGTCCTTTGTAAACGCTTCCTGCAAGCGCATTAGATCCATGATTTGCGGAATTGACTTGCCTTGCAACCCAGGTATTTGAGACAAGATTGTCTCGTTTGCAATGTTTTTACCTGGTTTTTTAAGACTGTTTAGTTTGCCTTGTAGGTTTTGAGAAGTGACGCCTTTTAGTTCGTCCTTCGCAGCTTGGGCCGTTTGCAGTTTAGTTTGTGCATCGGCTAATGCTTTATATTGCTCAGATTGTTCTAAAGCGGTCTCTAAGGCTGCTTTAGTCCTAGGGTGTTTTAAATCCGCTAGTTGATCGGCGGTTTTTTGAGCTTCACCATATTCTGGCAGGGCTTTCATCAGTTTGTTTCGAAGATCGCCGTTTGCGTAGGGTTCAATGTCGTGTACGAATTTTGAGCCCGTCGAGTCTTCAAGCTGACGAAGCAAAGGCATGTCGTTTTTAAACGCATCTGGATTTTTAAGAGACTTAATGCGCGTAGTAGCGCCTTCTTCTGTTCCGTATTTTTTTAACTTACCCAGTAATTGCGAGTCTTTAGCCAAAGGTTTCATGGCTTCACGGTACTCAGGCACGGCGTCTTTTAACGTGTCATCCAGGTGAAAACGAAGTTCTTTGTATGAGTTGCTTAAACCTTTATCAAAAGTTGAAGCATTAAAGTCGTATTTTGATATCTTATCAAGACCTTGAATCATTTTCTTAGCGTCGGGACCGGACATTAACGCGCCGTGTTGAGCTTGAACGTTTTTGGCATACTCTTCGATTCTGTCGGCTTGACTTCTCGCCTCTAGAGTCGTTTCGGAGCGCAATTCGTTTGCAACTTCGGCGGCCTTATCGATAAACGGCTTTGTTGGAATACTAATGCTGCTATTGTCTAACAAGTCGTAGCTAGCTGAGCTGGCGTCAATAACTTTGCTTCGTAAAGCGTCTACCGCTCCCGCCGCTCGGTTACCCGTGTTCATGGCTTGAGACAATAAATCATTGGCAAGTTTGGTTTGAGACTCTTTTAAAGCTTGCTTAGCTAAATTGCTAGCGCTTGCCGCGTCGGCGCCTTGTTCTCTTAGCTGTTGTTGTGCCGTGCTTTCAAACTCTTTAAACGAAGCTTTAGCTTCCGATACAGACATTTTACCAGACTCGACCGCGTCCGATATACCACCGATATGATCTAGGGCGTGCTCATAAACTTCTTGGTATTCTGGAATACTTTTAATGTCGGCGTGGTGTTTTAGATAAGCAGATATGTCGTCTTCTGACACCCCGCCAAACGTGCTTAGCGCTTTTTTAAGAATAGGCCGCATAGTAGCGACGCTTTCACCATCGGCTAGTCCACCAGCTGTCTTTAAAGCTAAAGACTCTAACCCTCTTTGTAGAGGTTTTTGAAACGTAGCCTTCCACAAAGGACTAACAACGCCCCCGACAAGGCCGCCAAACCCTGCGCCAAAAGCAATGTCTGCGCCAACGTCGCTTAAAGCGGTCTCGGCGCTTAGACTTGGATCAGACATCATTTTAGCTGTTTTATCGCCGGCGCCTATGACGGCCATTTCCGCCGCTGATCGCAAAGCACCGTTTGCAGCTCCTGCAAGTAAACCTTTACCAGCGATAGCGGGCACTGCATGGCCTGCGGCGTTAGCCAAGCCCCCTACGCCCGTCCCCGTAAGGCTACCGCCTATAAGGCCCGCAGCTTCGCCCGCGCCTGTTGCAATGGGACTATCTTCTGTTAAGCTTTTAGCTTGCTCAGGCGTTTCGCCCATTTTACTAGCGATCCACGGCAATGCTGGACCGGCTAAGCCCGTACCCACGCCTCTAGAAAAAGCACTTAAAGTGCTCATGCCTGGGATGTCGCTTATGCGGTCTCCCGCAGATTGCTCAGCTTGTGCCTCAGGTATAAAACCTGCGGGCACTGCTTGAGAACCGTTTGTTACACCCGGTGAGGCGCCCTCAGACGGTGCCATAGCGTTGGCATCTGATTCTGAGATAAAACCTTCGGGCATTGGAGCTGCGTCTGCCATTTAACATCCTTGTTACTTTGCAGGTACGTAACCTGTTTGGCCGTTGACTGTAATCTTTTTCATTAACCGGCCACCGATGGTTTTAGTCTCGGCTTTTTCGGGACCACTAGATTGAGGCAACGCCGCCGAATTGTGAATACCAACGCTTTCTAAAATGCGCTTGTACTCATCGGTTTTAATTTTTTGTATTGTTTGTATTTTTGGAACAGAGCTAAAATTTGCCCAAAGTGCCGAAGGGTCCCCGCCGACTTGGTCGCCGATAAAAGTAGCCTCTGAGGGCTTGTAAACCCCGTCATGCTGTACTTGTTTAACGACACCGATTAGCTGGCCGTGAATAGAAGCGGCCTCAGCTTTTACGCTTGGGTCCAGTTGAGACCAACTTACGCCGCTGTATTTTTTAGACAGCTCTAATGAACGGTTCATTAAATCGTTCATGTTTTTAATGTTTACGATGCCTTGTTTTGTTTGCTCAGGCACCGCAATGTTTGCGTCCCCAACCCCAGGTATGTGCTTAGCTTCTAAGTCTTCGGCTAATTTTTCATGCCCGCTTAACCGTAACACTCTATTTTTGCTCGCAAAAGCTTGCTCAGCGTCCGGCGTTTGTCCGTTAGAGCCTCCCGCGTAGCTCATAAGGGCGCCAGATGCGGCGGCGCGGTTCAAAAGATTATAGTTTTCGCTGTTAACTTGAGACGAAAGCATAGCCAGTTGGTTTTCGGCTTGTTGCCTTTGGGGGCTGCCTTCCGGGTATTTTTTAGTCTGGTCAACAATCGTTTGCAATGCGATACGGTTAGCGCGCACCTGGGCTAAAGAGTCGACGCGAGCATCGGCCTCAGCGTTAGCGCCTCTGGCTTGAGCTAAAGCAGCTTTGCCTTGTTGCCCCATAAGGCCGGCTTGTGCTTTTTGTAACTCGTGCTCGTGCGTCAAACGTACGAGGTTTTGAGCATTTGACGCCGAAGTCTTTTGAGCATCCAAATCGTTTGTGATGGTGTCTTGCATTGCTTTAAGCACCGGGTTTTCTGTGTGCGTAAGACCCGCACCAAAACCGCCCACTAACAATCCAAAAAGCGTGCCAATTTTACCAAGGGTGTCTTTTTTAGCAAATAACGATTGAAGAGTCTCTGGCTTAATCGTTTGATTAGCCAAAGCTTTTGTAAGATTGTCGTCTTCTTTTTGTAACGATTGTCTTTGTTCATGGTAATGATCGTCAACGGTTTTTTGCGCAGGAGTTGTTGACGCGGGCATTGGAGGAGCGCTTTTGTCGGGAGCGCCCGCAGGTGTTTGATCTTGAGAAGCCGCATCTTGAACGCCGGGCTCTTGAGATGCTTGTACAGTTGCCGGTTGACCGTCAGGGCTTGCAGGCGGGGTGTTAGTCGGCGCAATGTCCGGGGCACCGCCCATAGTTGGCAGGCCTTTTACAGCGTTTAAAACGCCGGCGCCTTCGGAACTGCCCCAACCCGAATTATCTGAGTCTGGCGTCGGTTGTGTAGCACTGGGGCCTTGTGGAGTTGGCGTGGAATCTAACTTTGTCGCTTCACCCATGTGAAACGGATCATTAACAGAATTCATGTCTACAGTTGGTGCCGCAGGCTCTTGCTTTGAGTTTTCATCAAAAGCTTTTTCTTCTTGAGCAACGTCACCGCCGTCTGCTAGCTTAACAGGACCGCCACAACCTAGACAAAACTTAACGTGCCTGCGGTCGCTAACGTGAACTTCGCCGCCTGTAGCGTCGCAAACAGTAACCGCACCCCAGCCAGCGCTAGGGCGTGTGACGCATTTACTATCCTCTGGGCTTGAAGTTCTTTGATCAACTTCGCCGCCTTGGGCTAGTTTCATCGTAACTTTGCCATTTTTAGACGCAGCCCCGTTGATTGCAGTAATAGCGCCGTTGCCTGTGTTTGGTCTGCTTTGAGGTGCGGCGGCTAAATGCTTTGCTTGATCAGTTTGCATAGGCGTCTGGGCGTCTGTTGCAATGCCTTTTAATGCGCCGAGTTGTGCTTGATGTTCTTTACTTAAAGCACCGTGGGCTAACAGAATTTCATGCCCGTCTGGGTGACGTAATGTAGTCGAATGGGCGTCAGATCGAACGTGTTGAAACTTAGAAAAATCCATTTTAGCCGGCTTCATTACTTAGCCTTTTTAGGAAGTGTTTTGCCATCTTTTGCAAGAATAGCTTCAACAAACTTGTGGGCGTCTTTGCCTGGAGTTTTAGATTGCGTGACTGAACGAGGCAACACAATGCCGCCTTCGTCTAGTTTTTTAGCTACAGTGTCGTTTGCGTATGAGTTTTTAGCGCCGCCGACTTTTGGCGTGCCCTGAATCTTCTCGCCAGATGTCATTGGGTTGGCGCCTTTTTCTACCGACTTAACTGCCCCCGGTGAAAGGTACCGCTCGCCTGGAGAGACAAGAGCTTGTACTTTACCGCCGCTAGCAAATTTTTGAGTCAAAAAGTCTGAAAAATGCGGTACGCTACCGCCTTCGGCTGCCAGCATCATAGCAGCGCCACCACCACCGCCACCACCACCTGCCATGCCAGCCGCACTACCTGCACCTTTAGCCAAACCGCCAATAGCCGCCGCTTGGTTACCCAAAACACCCACTGTACCCGCCGAGTTAGCAGCGTTAACGCTTGCTTGACTTCCAACAGCCGCGTTGTTTTGACCTTGAATTGAATTAAGAAGGTTTTGTTGTTGGCCTTGTGCCGCCTGATTGTACGCTTGATTGCCTTGGGCTTGTTGTTGAACCTGTTGGCCAGCGATACCGCCCAATTGATTCATGGCGTTTAAGCTTTGGTTTGCTTGCATTGTAGCGGCTTGGCCTGCGGCCTGTTGTTGGTTAGCCCCGCCTTGCATTGCAGCTTGACGAGCGATTAATGCCGGGTTTGCAGATGAACCGCGTTGGCCTGCCATTAAAGCAGCTTGATTGGCTGTATTAGCGCCCGTAGATTGTGCTAGTTGCGCTTGTGCGGGGTTAGGGCCTGTGCCGTTGGCGACGCCCTGGAGCTGGTTAAATACGCTTGATTGGTTACCAACGCCGTTTTGACCCTGTAAAGCTTGAACAAATGCTTGTTGTTGAGCTAAGCCGCTTTGTGTCTGGTCATAAGCCGTAGTGGCTTGGCCTACTGTAGCCGGGTTTTGAATGTTTGCTTGTGCTGCGCTAGCAAACCCTGTTCCAGCGGCGCCGCCGCCAACACCAAGTAAACCACTAATCGCTGACATATATCCTCGTAGGTTTTAGACGCGGCTGTGCGTTCAATTATGACTTTCAGTCACAGGGGTAAAGAGATGATAGTTTGAGGTACAAGCTTAAAGCCAAGGTGTGCTGCCCTTGCCAACACCCCATGATCTTCCGTAAAAGCTATAATACCTTTTAGTTTTAACTGTTTAGCACGTTCTATTAGTTCAGTTACGACCATGCTAATGCCCTCATGCCTTAAGCCGCTGGACATCTCAGCGTTGCTCACCAAGGTGTCAAGCTGAGCATACCCGCCCTCAACCATGCGCAAGAACCCAACCGCTATCGGCCCTGAATCGCACCGCGCCACGAAACCGCACTTTGGCAAGCCTTCTGGCGTTATGGCGTCAAAACCAACGTAGTTTTGCGAAAGCAATAAGCTTTGAACGGTTTTAAACATGTTTGGTGAGTAGTCCATAACCTCAACCAAAGCTTTGTCCTGCTTTTTGAACCCTGTAACCTTTTTTAGCTCCAACTACGATGTTCATGCCCGAAAGGCTAAGGCCCTGACCAGCTTGAACACCGAGTGATGAGTCATAAAGCTCGGTAATTGTAATCTGAAACGTCTCGCATTTCTGCTTTGATGGAAAAATTCTGGTTTCAAATACGTTGCTCGGCCCGCCCCAAACAGCGCTAGCTCCCCAAGAAGGGTCGTTACCATAAGGCGGCGAGTAGTTGTCGGGGGTCACTGTTACATACTGTGACGACGACGTGTTGTAATCGTAGGCAATTTGTACGCTAAGTTTAAAAGGAGTAAAATACGCCCCTAAAAGATACATAAAGTAAAAACGCTCATAACCCTGTAGTCCGGCTAAACTAATCCAGGAAGTAGTAAACGACAACAACACTGGGGCAGAGCCGTCAATATACGTGTTTGGCTGTTCTTGATATACAGTACCAGCGCTGTTTAAATAAGTATGGGCGCCTTGGTAAAGGGTTGAACTTACAGCCGATAAGTTTGTAAACGTGCCCCATTGCGAAAAATAATAATCATACATTAATGTAATATTAGAGTTAGCTAGTAAAAATCGTATTTGATTAGTCCCAGGTATAACCTGAGCACTTTCAACTAGTTGGTTGTTATATGACTCAACCGGTGCGCCGATATATTGTGTTTGAAGGTCTCGACCTAACAACCAAATACCTTTATCCGATTGAAACATAATACCCATGGGCATTAGCACAATTGATTTAGGGTTTGTACACCCTACGCTTGAAGTAATAAAAACCGGGTCTGAAAAATCATTGTTGCCGCCCGTGTTGTCTGGTCCATTGCCTGTAATGTAGTAGATAGCGTCTTTTTTAAACACAATCAACTTGTCGTCCATAGCTGACAAAGCCGTAATCGCGCCTGTGCTACCTTGAGCGCCCGAAGTGGGAGCAACATAGATAGTAAAGAGATCAGACATCTCAACAGGGGTCGCTTGAATGACTTGTTTAGAGTACCACAAAAGGTTTTGATCTTCGGCATCGACTAAAAAAAGCCTGCTTTTAAACAAGCAAGAGACCGTCGACGCGGGGGCTGCAATGTTTTCAATAACACCGCCCGTTGTGTATAGCAGTGTTTGACCAAGAATTGCACTGTCTGCCAAAGTGTCGATAATAGTTACAAAGTCAATTGTCGTGTCGTTTAATACAGGCGTTGTAATGCTTGTAAACTGATAATAAACTTGTTGTGCAACACTCCAACGGTAGCCCACAATGCGCACCGGGTTAGGTAATACTTTAGACGTAATACGCAAAGTTGGCACGTATATTGTATTTGAGCTGGCCGTTCCCGTTGTTATTTGACTAAGGGGAATAGACGGGGCCGACCGATGCAAGTTACCTTGATTGTCAGTCCATTCGTAACAAAACCTATAAAAATATGTTTGCGCAGTTAAAGCACCGCCTGTAACAGACGTTGTAACGGCTAAGTTTTCAGGCCACACGTTAAAGCCATGCTCAACAGGCTTTACGCCGTCGTACATCCAAAGCTTGCCGCCTGTTAAATGCAGCGTATCTCCAATTTCAGCGCTGTATTGACCAGAGGCGTTTAACGCAAACTCTGCTAAATTAATACCTGTTTGAGTGTAAATGGCGTTAACGGGCGTTCCTGGAGGCGAATTTGTAGTTTTGTTGACAGTCGCTAAGAAGTCTTTAATAGCATACGGAACGTAATGCGCCCCGTTAAAGAGCGACACGTTTGGTAAAACTTGTGTGCTTTGGTACCCGCCCCCGTTTGCGTAGGCAAGGCGAAGGTATACGGTGCCTTTTAAATCAATTAAAAAGTAGGTGGGCTGATTGCTTTCACCGTAGGTGACTAAAACGTAGGCAATTCCGTTGTCATAAAAAGCTTTAGACGCTAAGCCAACCGACCTTAAAATTACCACAGGTGTAGATAAAGCTAAATCGGCTTGTGCGACAGTCAAAAACGAAACGTAATCTGTTTGCGCGTTTGGAGCATAAGAATAAGTGTTTTTAGTCTCGTAAATAATTGATAAAACGCCTAAAGTAGCTGCGCTAGTTATTTGAGATAAAGACACCCCTGTAACGATTTGAGTCGCAGGGTTAACAACTCCCAAAGTTTGGTTGTATGCTGCCACATACATATTGCCGGCTGTTGATGAAGTACCGTCCCAAAACGAAACCCAAACCACCGAAGAAGGCCCTGAAATGTCGGCGGTTAACGATACGAGAGACGCTGTGTGTGCCAGTATTGTTTTGGCGGCGCTTAATAAAAGCGTCCTAGAAATATAGTTAATTTTAACTGCATTGGCAGATGCGGCCCAAGAAATATACAAAGTATCGTTTGCAACTACTGCGTCATAACCAGACGTAATGCTTTGTAAATCGGTGCTAACATCCGCAGCGGCTAAAGGGCTTGCGGGCGTTGCAGTTGGAATAGCCAAGTAACGAACATGAGGACTACCACTAAAAGTCGACAAAAACGTAATAACAAAATAAGCACCTAAAACAAACACTTTGGGCGAAGAGGCCGTGTTTTCTAGCAACACACTAGGTACAATTTGTTGTCCTGTGGCCACGTCAGAAACGACGTAATAAGGCAAACCGTTTTGAATGTAAACCGTACACGCAAGGCCTGTTGCCGATACAGCGGTGTCAATTCCTGTTTGAGAGGCGCTATTTCTAATAATTGACTGTGTTTTTAAACTTACCGACTGAATGCTACCTTGATTAAGCCATTGATTGGTTTCTTGGCTAAAAGCATACAAATTTGAGCCTGTAGCTAACAAGTTGCCGTTTAAAGTGGTTAACGTTGTTTGAAGTGCGTTGGGTAATTTTGTAATTTGCCCAAAGCCATTTCGCTTTGTTAGCGCGCCAGTTTTTGTAAAAACCGAGTTTTGGAGAGCAATAAACTTGCCCATTTGAACTTGTTTTGGGTCGGCCTTGGTGTCTACACCTTGACTAAAGTTAATTGGAACGGCTTGTTTATTAAGAGACATTAGTTAATCCGCAGCCAAAGACTTGTATAACTAGGTGCGTTTCCAACGCCAGACGACGTTGAGCCTACAGAGCCCATAAGTTGCCAACTTCCAGCCAAAGTAATCGCCGAAGGATATTCTCTTGTAGTACTGCAAGGTATTAAAGAGCTTCCCGCTACAACGGTTCCAAAAGACAAATTTGTAGCGAGGCTGGGACCAAAAATATAAAACGCCATGACGTACGTTCCAACGGCACCGGGTGAAGAGACCGTTGCGATAGGTACGTTTGTCCCACCACCACCGCCTGTGAGGCCGTAACCCGGAACAATGGTTTGAACCGGTGTAAACGCTAGGTTACCTGCTGTAATCGTGCTAGCGGCGATTTCGGTTGTTGTTACGGCTGCGAGCGCGATCTTAGTTGTTGTAACACTTCTGTCAAGAATTTTAACAGTTGTGACGGCGTCGGTAGCAAGTTGCGTTGTAGTAATGCCACTTGGCGCCACGCGAATTATGTTTGAAACGATTGTGATCGTGGAACCGTCGACAGTGTACGGTGCCGACATATTGCCGTTGTTATCTAAAGTGACGATCTTTTGACTTGTTGGCAAAGTAGGCAAAACAATTTGATAGTTAGTTGATAGCCCACCAGGGGGCAATAACGTCAAAGCGTACAAGCTGTTGGGGCTTATGTCTCTTAAAGAATAGGCGCCCGCGTCCATGTTGGCTGCGACACCGACGTCGGACTGCCATACAAACGTGCTAGAAATGGAAACATAAGTAGCTGAGGCCGGTGCAACAAGGTTTGAAATAGACCCTGGCGTGCCGGCAACACCGCCGCCTTGAGTGATTCGAATGTTGTTACCAAGGCCGTCAACGTAAAACAAATCATTACTTGACTTATAAATAGTATTGTTAGGCGGCATAGTGGCTTGTGCCACCAGTGTGAGGCCGGCGATGCCCGTTGCAAAATTTGAGTTAAACGTGAGGTTTGAATTGATGTTTAAAGCGCTTGCGGTGATTAATACGCCGCGTCCGGGCGTGTGATCGTGGCCGTCAACTAATGTTAAGGACGAGTTAATGTCTGTAGCGTAGTCTGGTCCTGGTTCAATACCAACAACGGGAACAATTAATTGCATGTTAGGGCTGATTACAAAACTCATTTAAAAAACCTCCAAGTCGACTACAACGGGGGCCGAAGAAAATAAGACGAGCGTTAGCGCTGGGGTTGGATTTGTGTCCTGAATGTCGTAAATCACCGCTGCGGCTCTAACTCGCGTGGTTTTCCAGCCAACAAGTTTTTCCCCGAGTAAATGATTTACGACGTTTTGCCCAGACACTAACGCCACGTTTTTTAAAATAATGCTTTTGTTTGCCGGGTTGTTAATTACCGGTTCAATAGCAGACGCCCAAGGCGTTGATGAAAGGACCCAAGACATCTTTTGAGGGAGGCGCATTAAAAGCCCCCAATCGAGCCGGAACCTCGAAAGCCGCCGTCCATACCGGCTTGGCGAGCGTCTGCAATAGTGTCGGGGCTGCCTGCGTCTCTGTTCGATGCCGACTCTTCAATACGCTTCTCAAGAGCTGCCAGCTGCATTACAAGCGATTCTGTAGGCGACTCTTCTTTTGTTAAGGCGTAGTAGGCGGCTTTAACGATAACGTATTCGATCCAACCGCTAATACCGATGCTTGTGGTGTCGGTGTCTAATAGTAGTTCTTGGAGCCTTGGAATGTACCAGAGGCGGATTCTTTGACCAGCCGCCGGCGTTGGGACGAATTCAACGTTGCTACCCATAACGCGGTATTGCATGTTAAAGACGCCGTAGATCGTACTTGCCGTGTTTGGGTAAACAAACTTGTTTCGATCAGTAAAATTAAAGCGCTGAATGTTAACGTAGCCGTTAGGGCTATTAGTAAGGGCAAGGTCAACCCCTCTCATTTTGTAAAAAGGCGCTGGCGTGAGTGTTGTTTGATTTAAAGCGTTTGAAAACGTATTAGACCCGTTTGGAAGCGGGTATAAGTAGGTTTGGCCATCGGATGTAAATTCAATTGGAGTTGCGAGGAAGTAATCTTCGTATGTATTTGTTAATAGGTCGTATAACTCAAACATGGCTTGGTTAATATACCCGCGCCATTCTGGATCACCTACGAATTGACTGTTAACGCGGTCTGCACGCTGTTGGGCCGAAAGGCGTATCTGACTTAAAGTCATCTCACCTGTGGGGGCTGGAATGGCTGCCAGAGCGTTTGTTGAGGGGCCAGCGCCATTAGCGTTAATCGCTGTAACCTTGTACCAATACTGTGTGCTTAGCACTACAGCCGTGTCTAGGTATTGTGTCGCTAAAGGGCTACCAGAGACGGTAGCGATGGTTGTAAACGTGATGTTATCTAAGCTGCGTTGAACAACATAAGACGTAGCGCCGGGAGATAAACTCCACGACGCTAGAATCTGTTGATTAGATGTTTGCACAGCAAATTGCTGCGGAATACCGGGTAAAGCTGCCACAAAACCTCTGTTATATTAAAGAGTTAGCTCACTAGAGGTTAGTAAAGCTTACTCTCCACCGATAACAATAGACGAATCGCTAAGCATCAGAAGTACGTTTAATGCTGATCCAGAAGCTGGATCGGCCAAAGCACCTGCGGGGCTGAGCGTTTTAACAATAATCTGAGTCCCAGCTGGCAGCGAAACGCTTGCGTTTGGTGCGTTTTGGATTTCGACAGTTGAAATGCCAGACAAACCACTAACAGGACTCTGCATCGAACCCATAGCTGAAAACAAACGTGTGAAATTTGTCTGTAAATCCAAAGTAATGCGGTATGTTCCAACAGAAACACGCACAATAGATTTAACCATTGAACCGACGCTTGATTGTACAGCGCCTGTAGCGCCAATCGTAGCAGTTGCAGTCACCATTACTGGTGCTTTGTGCATTGAATAGATCTTGCCGCCTGAAAGATAGTTGCGATTAGCCATAAAAAACCCTCTATAACCCCAGCCTAGTTTCACCGTTAGGCACCTGGGGGAGCCTAAGCGGGCGAGGGTAGAGGGAATCTCCGGCCTTCAACTATGACTTTTCGTCACAGCGGGCCGGTTATATGCGGTTTAAAGGCGTTTTTTGTTAACGAAATCAAGCCTAACGACGCTGTTTTTTTCAAAAACGTTTGTAATCACCGAAAAGGGCTTTTTTTCAGTCATCTGGTCTATAACGGGTTTGTTTGCCACGGTTAGCTTAAAGTCTTCCATGCACGCCCAAAGGCTTACAAACGGCCCCCGTCCTTTTGGATAGCGCTTGTCTCGCCAGCCGAAATTAGACACGGCCCCCACCAAGGGGTGCCCCTCCGGGACCTCGGTGTAAAGTTCAAAAGAACCAAGCTTAGGCATTAACAAGACTTCTTTTTTCTTGGTGTCAAACATCTAAACCCACAATCGTGTTTAAAAAAGAACCTGTTTTAAGTAAATCGCCATCAAAACCAGTGTTTTGAATGCGGCCTAAGACCTTAACTTGCACCTCGTATCTAAAGCCGAAGCTATCTTGGACGATAGTGCGAGATGTTGTTTCAGTTGATTGAGTATCTTCGCAATCAAATTTACAACCTTCCCGCTCTACCAAATAACCCACAATCTTTTGAAATAGCCAAGTTTTCATCAATTTCCCTCCAGCTCAATAAACTTCATGTCAAAAATAATAGCTGCTAATGAGTAATCACTAACGGCTTCCCCAACCACTTCTGGTTGGTCATTCTTTGTAAAGCACACTCTATAAGTACCGCTGCTAGTCTCTATTAAGCGGATTTCAAAACGAGGTCGGCAAATTAACTTGATTGTTTTCATTAAGCTTTCCCAGTTAACAGTGTTTTGCATAATATCTCCTATTAAATTATTAAACAGCGCCTTTTTCAATCAACCGCTCAATAACAAGCTTTGTACGATTTTTCAATGACCCAGTCGTCTCTTTAACCGGGCCAGCGACTAGTTCAAAACGTTCTTTTGCTTGAGAGTGAAGCTCTTGTTCTAACAAATACGCTTCTGAGTTTTTAAACTCTTCGTTTTCTTGGTTTTGAAGTTGCAGTTGAACTACCAAAGCCTTTAATTGATCCGTAGTTTGACCGTTTAAACCGTCTACAAACTCTTGTGTAACCCCTTTAGGCAACTTAACTTTACGAATTTTCATGGCATTTTCCCCTTATTGTTTACAAATTTTCCTGTGGCAATTGCGGTGCTTATGCTAGTTCCACAAATACTATCAAAACAAAAATTTTCTTTGTGCTTAACAATAGCACCATAGTTTCCTTTAGACACGCCAGCGATGGGCAAAGAGCCGATTACCTCAAGCCCTTTTAACGGGTAACAAGCTGGAAAAACATTGCAATTAACGTTTAAGTTTTTATTTTTGTTTCCCGCTGCAACAAACACTTTAACGTTCCTAGACAATGCCTTGGAGATTACCTTAGCCTCGTATTGATAGGGCAAAGGACCTTCAAAAGACAAGTTAAGGACGTCTGCTTTTTCTTTTAAAGCATAATCAATAGCCAATACAATTGCAGGCGTGGCTGGGTTTGTACCAAACACTTTATAAATTAATAGACAATAATCACTATTTTTAGCATTTGCTTCTATAGCGGCTACGATCTTAGTGCCGTGACCTATTAAATCTTCGCCCACGCGGTTTTTTTGAGTTGTAAAGTCAAAATGTCCTGTTGAACAAAGGTGTTTAAGAGGGCCGTTATACCCCGTGTCAATAACAGCGATCTTGATCGTTTTGGCTTGCACTTGAGTGGCCACTAGTAACAAAAGTAATAACACTAACAACAGTTTTCTCATTTTAAACTCCCGGCTATTAAATCGGTTGTAATACTTATCGGTTCGTTTTTTACTAACTTTACTTTATTTTCACTCTTTAGCCCGTCTTCGTTATGCCATTTTGAAAGACTCGATGGGGTGCGGCTTGCTTTGATACCGCGTTGGCCATGAATTGAACCATAGTTCTTATTAGCTTTTTCAATAGGACGTAAAAACGCGTGGCACCCGCAAAATGGGCAGTTACCGTCCTTTGTAGCCGTCACGCGCTGCATACGAAGCCCGTTGCTACGCGCCCTAGCCGCTGTTATATTAGCGCCGGCCATGTCGTTAGCAGGCTCACAATCACAATGAGCCACGGCTAAAGGGGTTCTAGCTACTGACTCGGGGCTAAATACATAAGCCCCGGTAATAGCAAGCGCCGTTTGGCTATTGTAAACAAAGTCATCTTCTGTTAACTCTGGCAGTTCAAAATCGTAGTTTTTTTGCATCCAGTTTTCCCTTGTCTGATTAAGCACATTAATTGTTTAAAACTTGCTTTATTAATACCTGTAGCTTCTGAGGCTTCTGTACATGCGCCGCCATACTCTAATAAAATGGCAAACAAGCGTTGATTTTTAACGCTTAGGCGCACGTAAATTTGCTTATACTCGTCTTTAGCCTCTATTGCCGCAAACCCTGACTGACATTCGCCTTGAGGCATTGATTGCGAGTCAAGTACTTCGCTGTCGCTTTCAAGGCCGCCAAACTCCCACAACAAAAACTTGCTTTTTCTGTCTCGATGGTTATTTTTAGCTAGATTAAACGCTTTCCACATAAAATGCTTTTTCTTTAGCCCGTGCGCCAACTGGTACACATAAGCGCCTTGAATTGCATCTTCTGCGTCCTCAACATTGTGAGTTAGGCGTACAATTTGTTGCAACAAGCTGTCTTTTTTAATAATCACGTTTGTCACCCACAGAAATTCTGTAATTTTGATATGTATAAGCCGCTTGCGCTATTTCTTCGGCGCACTCGATAAAAAATAGATCTAATTCTTGAGAGTCTAAGTCCCGGTCGTTACCGGCCCAATAAGCCAGCTCGATTACGGGTGCTTTGGAACAGCCTTTGATTTCTGCAATAACTTGCTTGCCTTTAAAAACGTACAACATATAACCTCCTGACTACTAATCGGAGGCCCCTGTATAAACTTTAGAGTTTATTTTAAAATATAGGCATTAATTGCGGGAATGATCGCTTGTGCTATTTCAGGATTACCGCCCGACTCTGCGCGGTGGTACCAAACCATAGCCCCTATAACGGGGTGAATGCCAGTACCCACATTCCCAAAGTTGCTTGGCCGGTACTTAGCATAAATCTTAGCCGCTAGCCGACTAAAAAGCGTAGGCATCGCAGCATTACAGGCAATAAGCGTGAGCACAATAACGTTGTCGTCCACGTCGTCCATTGACCTTTTAGCAAAGCCTTTGCCGTCCTTCCATACCGGGCCAACGGATGCTGCGGCTGCGAGCAAGAGCAATACGTCGGTAATGAGGGCGATTGGGTAGAGGATTTTATGGGCACGGGCAAACAAGGGAGCCGCGCGCAAGAGCATAAAGTCCGGAATTTGAAGCGCTTTTGTGCCATTAAGAGTGTTCCTGTAGTTTTGAGCAAAGCCAAAACGAAGCATTGTGTAGCCAAAAGTAGTTAAAATAGTCTTTGTAGACTTTGCGACTACATGAGCGGCTAAAGCGGCTACAATCTGGTCTGCGCTTGTAGAGTATAAAGGTGCGTTTGTGTACCGTGCCCAAAGGCCAATAATAGGCTGTAAAGCACCTTCGGGTGAAATCGCTTTACCACAAAGTAACTCTGTTTTAGTACAGTCGTTAATAGGAGGGTCGTCAAACGCTAATAGCGCAGACACTAAAATGCTTGCGCGTTGAAGTTGATCGTTTGCGTCCCCATCGGCTTGAACTGGCAAGCCATATTTGTCTAAATTCATTAATTGTCCTTATTAATTTGTTTTGGATTTGCGCAAATGTCTATTGTGGTTATTGAGTCTGTGTTTTCGGGCATTTTTTTAATACAATACTGTACGGCTGCGGTGTACGCATCGTCCCAGTTTGCGGCTTTCGTTTTAAACGTAATATTTTGCGTCGGCCAAACAAACATATACGCCGTCAAAATTACTGTGCTCATCCTCAACTCCCCTCATCTGGTTTTGCGGTGAGTCGGTCAATGATGGCGAGAAGGCTTTGTGTTTCATGTCGTTGCAATTTCGACTCTGTACTTCGTGCCCATGCAACTTCTTTTTGCTCGTTGCCGGTTAGCCCACCCGGTTCAGGTCTTGAGCGTGCGTTGAGGCCTGCGAGATAACCAGAACGGAATGATGACCTTTTATCTTGTAACGCTTGGTATATTTCGAGCGGTGGAATCTCTACAGGCTCAGGATAGGCATCAAGAGACGCCACGTTAGCAATCCAAAACCTATCGTTCTGCTTCTGTTCGTCTGTCATAAATCTCCAATATAAAACCAAAACTTAGGCAAAGAAGGCTGTCTAAAAAAGTATAAGCGCTTATCTTCGTGCATGCAAGCAACTAAATTGTTGTCAAACATAACATAAAGGTAATTGGTTAAAGCATCTTGATATATGCGCATATATCAATTTAACTTTACGCAAATATAGATCATTGTAATCATATAAACCCAGAAAAAAAACACGCCCATAAAACCTCCGCTTGTGATTAGCTTATAGTATATACGGGCATATTACCAGAAAACTTTACAGACGATCTTTAAACGTCCCAACTCGATACTTTTTAATAGACACAATTTTAACCATGACGATTTCAGTTGTTCTAATTAACCCTAAAGCCTCTAAAGTTTGACGTTGAATACACCTGGTGACCTCGTCTAACCCTGGTAACCCCACCCTGTGGGACGTGTCAACTAAGCAGGCATAGTCTTTTGTAACAAACGAACCCCGTGTTTTACAGGCGTCTTTTACCTGGTCTAGGATTTTTTTACCATCTTTTATCTGTTGTTGTAAAATTAAGTACTCTTCTAAGACTTTGTTTGTGAGATCCATTAGTGGCCTGCTTTTTCGGTTGGGGTGTTGTTAAACTCGGCAATTAACTCTACCAGCTCTGTAGATGTCAAGCGCACTGGCAAAGCAAACTTAACTTCCTTGCCAGATACAATTGCCGACAAGTGAACGACATGTTTTGTCTGAGTAGCAGGCACGGGTGTTTGAGTTGTTTTCATCGGTACTGCGATTGTAGCAGCTGGCGGTTCAATCGAAAATAAACCAGCCGCTGTCGATGGTAGGTTTGAGTACCGGCGCTGCCTTTGGCTTCTGTCAACCGTTTGCGCCTCCCCAATTGCAGCCTTGCCAACTGATTGCAATGTCCAACGTATGTCACTCAGGCCCTTTAAACGCTTTTTATCGTCGTACTGTAGTTTGCCAATGCCAAGGGAAGCGAAGAAAACAAGCGTTTTTTCAATATCGTCAATAGACAAATCGTAACCAGCTTTAGCCATTGTAATGCGGAGCGGCACAACATTGACCTCAAATCTTGTTCGCTCGCGCATAGCAAACACATAACAAATGTTTTGCACGTTTTTATTAATGCTCGCCATTTTGCGAAGGGCTTCTGTAATTTGAACTTGGGTCTTTGGCAGTAATTCAGTCGTTTGCATGTCATCATCCTTTGTTTTTATCCTTGATTGGATGTTTATAGGTAATGCAGACGACGTGCCAAGTCCAGCTTTATTGTGTTGAGTTAGGGTATATAATTGTGACCTTTAACGGCTTTAAAGAGCATAAAAAAAGGCCTAGGGTGTTTAATCCTAGGCCCCAACGGTAGGCGTGCCATGCTAACGCCTCGTTATTTGTACACAATGTGTACGAGTCCTTACTAGATGCGCAAATGACCTCCGTTATACATGACTTTTAGGCAACTTCTTTGCTGTTTGCAATTCGTTTTTCAGCAATCTCAAGATATTCTTGTGATAGCTCACAGCCGATGAACTGAAAGCCTAAAGACTTGCACGCGACTCCGGTCGTTCCTGAGCCCATGAACGGGTCGAGGACAACGCCGCCTTCTGGCGTAATTAGCTTGATGAGGTATTGCATGAGCTTGATTGGTTTAACTGTGGGGTGATTATTTTCGAGACCGCGTTCAGACTTCGAAGCTTTCGCGCAGTAAAAAAAGCGAGATGCGCCGCCGCTGTCGCCATAGTCCGTTGACTGACCAAACCCGCCTTCGCCAATGCCAAACATTGACGTTTCCTTTACGGCGGTGCCTTTTTTCTTATTACCGGATGCGTGCAAGTAACTAGTTTGAGCATCAAGTGCCTGCCCAGCTTCTTCGTCCAGAATCACGTTTGCGGGCCAGCGGCCTTGGGCATTGGCTTCAGTAGTAATCTCGTTTTTAGCCTTGCCAGATTTAGCCCAGATACCACTTTTGAAAGTTCGTGCGCAGTTCTTAGCGTGGTCCTCTCCGCTAGCAACCCTGCCTGCATCAATATTCAGCGCGCCAGTACCATACTTAAGCACGTTTGCAGCGACAGTTAACTTCGCCTCAAGAGGTTTGCGAGCTACAACTATTGGCTCGTTCGCCGGCTTCAACGCAGTCCCAAGACCTTCGTGGGCAGCTTCGCCGGTCTTCTTGCCTACGTTCATAGACTTTGGAAATCCCGACCCATAAAGCCACATAATTTGGTCACGAATCTCAAAGCCTGCGTCTTCCATGTTAATGACCATGCGGTGATAAGTCCGAGTCCCGCAGAATGAGAGAACGTGACCGCCTGGTTTAAGGACGCGCAAAACTTCTTTCCAGATTTCAATCGACGGGACTTTGTAGTCCCATTTTTTACCCATGAACTTTAGTCCATAAGGAGGATCTGTTACGACTGAGTCGATAGAGTTATCGGGCATATCTTTCATTAAGTCTAGACAATTACCTACTAGTAGGACATGGTCCATAAAAACCCTCGTATTTTAAAACAATTTTTCCATTACTAATTCTCTAATATACTCGCTGTTTTCGTTGATTTCGTCAAGTTCATCGTCTGTCATGTCTCGACCGTCGTATGTGGCGCTGGCTACATAAGCGTCACAGAAATCGGGGTAATCGTTAATGTTAACGCCGTCAAGGTCAACGTTTTCAATTTTAGAGTAATCTAAAGTCATAAAGCCTCCAGTTAATAGCAATTAGTTGCGGTACAGCGAGATATTGATTAAAAGACCTAAGATGAAAAGCATGATCCAAAAGCTCATAATTGACCTCGTGCTTTCTTAATTGCCTCAATTAATCCGGTCGCATGAACAAGCTTGATCTGTTCGCGCGTTAGTCCAATTTCGTCGAAAATAAGTTTGAGCACCCGGTCTGATGCCTCAAGCATCTCAGGGGCGGCTGATATGAGACGTGCGTTGGCTTGAATGCCACTATGGCAAGCTGCAATTTCGGTTTCGCCCGCCATGATCAATCCCCATGTCTCGTCATGCGTCCAAGGTCCCGGTGTGTGTTTCATTGATTCGATTCCTTTTTGTTTGTTGTTCTGTTAAGTTATCGGACCTTTGAAATAGAACTTAAGCTTTTAATTCGTATTTAAGTATATCACAAAAAGAAAAAGGCCCCAAGGATTGCTCCAAGGGGCCTTAAAATAAGACGTTTTAAGTATTATTTATAAAGACTATGCTGACAACTGAACTACACAGTTCCAACCTGGAGCACTACAGATCAAGTTACCGTAGTAACCGATACGAATCTCAAGGGCGTCTGCGTTACCAACACGGAGGCCTTCGAGACCTTCCATGCCGTAAGTCAAGATGTGTGGAACTTTACCGAGTGAACGGAGTTTCCAAGTTGACATAGTCAACAAGTATGCTGTCAGGGGTGGGCAAGAACGATCTGCGAGAACCGTAACGCGGCCATAAGCAGATTGGAAGGTGATACCTTCGAATGCTACTTCAACTTCGTCGTGGTTAACTTGAACGTACTGAACTTTAGCACCCAAAGCGTTAACCAAAGCAGCATAAGACGCGAAGTCCATAATGCAAAGGTCTGGCTTGCCGCCTTCACGGTTAGTAAATGCGAGTGCGTTAGTCATGCCTTCTTCAATCGTTTGCGCCGAAGCGTTGTAACGAAGACCAGCAAGGCGTGTTGGATCAGCCGAGCGGTTAACGCCCCAGAATGAGTCGTTAGCCGCAGGTGTTGTTACTGGAATCCAGGCTGCGAGGCCCGAGAGTGCCAAGAACGATCCTGTACCAGCTGCACCAGTCGAAGGCAAATCGCCCGCGATAGTGAGGTATGCAGATCCTGTGCCGATTGCCCAGTTAGCCGACAATGTTGCCGACGAAGCTGTTCCAGTTACAATACCGTTAGCGCGATCAACCGCAGTGATAATCACTGTGTCAGTTGAAGGAGCGCCGCCGTCTGTAGCCGAAGCGACCAAGAGCATTCCAACTTCAAACGCAACAATCTGTTGGCTGTTCGAAAGTGGCATGATAACGCCACCTGGAGCTGTGCCGCCAGTTTGTGACGAAGTTGACGCCGATACGCCACGAGTTGCAGTGCCCGAACCAAAGAGTTCAAATGCAATGTTGTTCGTGATGTTACGGAAGCCGCCGTCCATCTGGAGTTTAGCTGCATCGACAAACGCGCCTGCGTTTGACTTTGTTTGTTCCATCAAGAGGTTAGTGATTGTCACCAACTGGTAATCTTGAATAACATAAACAAAGTACGAAACGAGCTGAGCCGCTGTTTGTTGTTGTTGAGCGTTTTGGAAGCTGTGTGAACGACCCTGAGGTGTTCCGTATTCCAAAGGAACTGGAATATATTTTCCAGCAAATCCATCTGGGCTTTCGTCTTTTGGTACGAGTGCCAAGAATGGGTTTTCTTTGTAAACTAGATCCTTCATGTATTCTTTATCGTCTTTGTACAATTCTTTCAGCGACGCAATTTGATTGGCGCTGTTAGCAAATACTGCTGCCATAATAATTTCCTTTTAATGCTTGTAAACACGCAGACTTAGCACACTGCTTTGTCATACGCTTGCAAGCGTTATTTATTTGTTGGACTTAGCAATGTTCTCCGCTGCACGAAGATATTGCAGATTCCATGGGACGTGTAGGCCGCTGACATTCTTACCTTTAAGGGGTACGATATGGTCAACGTGGTAGCCGTCTGGCCTATTAACGTAAAACTGCTTGATCTTTTCCAGTTGACTTTTGGTCAACCATAAAGGGGCAGCGCGTTGTTTCGCCAGTTGATACGCTCGGGCGTATGCTGTTACCTTGCCTTTGTTCTTTTGAGCCCAAGCTTTGTTATAAGCTTTACGCTTTTCTAGATT